TATATCACGTTCGTGTGCCAACTTCATATACTTCAACAGTTCTTCGTCTGTAAAGTCTACTGGCATACTAACACGAGTGTCATAGTCTTCACCTGTACAGATAGCGGCACCCTTTTCCAGCATGTCGCTGGCAACATCTAGATCAATGTATAGAACATTGTCCCACGCTACTTTATTATCAACAGCACGGGCACGGCCTTCCCGATCAAATGCTCCTTGCCAATCAGGATTGGTCCAGCGGTACGCTCGCGCATGAACATAGTCATGCGCTTCCATTTGATACACCACCTGCGTGGCAGTGTCAAACACAATGCTCAGGCTGGGGTCTTGCTGTTCGCCGGCCCAGTGATCCATTCGGAATGCCTTGTTGCCAAAGCAGTCCCAACCGTACTCGCTACCTTCAGTGATACGGTATTCGATAACTTCCATAAAGTCGCGAATGGTGATTTGTTCTGTGTTCATACTAGCTCCTGATTACGATTTTTAGGGTGACGTTGGTATTGCTTACGCGACTGTTCGCGCCGCGGTTGGAACGGCAGCTCTTTGTCAAACAGCACACGATGTGCTCGAGTGCGCAGCTGGGGAATCTTAACAATGATCTTCATCTCGCGTTCTCCTTGTTGTTCAGCAGCATTATACACTAGGGATCGTTTGTTGTCAACTGTTAATCAATTTGAATATCAGCAATGCGTCCTTCACGGAACACAAAGTAGAAGTTCATGGGCACACTGCTACCCCAAGCAACCCAAACACATTGATTCCCTGGCGACATGGTGTAGTGCTGGGCGGGATACTTGTTCTGCATGTAGTCCAGTACGGTGAGCATTTCAAACTCGTTGATTCGATCACCATCTAAGATTCTAACTTGGCTCACATGCCTCCACGCAGAGCTTGGTCGGTGCTGCTCACTTGCAGGTTCCAGGCCAACTTTTCGGCACGGGCGTTAAACTGCGCCATCAACACATCTGCCAACTTGGCCAGATCCACGTTTGAAAGCTGTGCAATTTCTATCGCCAATGTTTCGATCTCCATCTTTTGCTCCTAATTGCTAACTGTATAAAGCTATTATAGCAGAACGGGAATTATTGGTCAACCGGTGCATGCTGTTCGCACAAGGTCTTGATCCAGCCCCTACCGTGCAGCCTGCCTGGAGTGCCGCACCTTTCGCAAGTGACACCGGACATGGATTCTGCCATGGCAACCAAGCCAGCTACAAACTCATCGCCACCCGAGTAGTAGAACCTTAGGGTCCCAAACTTTTCTTTTACCTGGACAGCCACCACTTGCTGAACAATCTCGGGAACTTCCCTGTACTCTTCATCCCGAATGTGTTGGTTGATGCGGTCACCAATCCAGTGATCAGTTGGAACTTCTCGTTTGTCAAAATAGAAATTAGTGATGCTGGTACGATCTCCGGCAATGGCTCGCTTCAGTGCTCGATTAAATCTCAACGCTCGGGTACGTGTTTTCCGACCCCAGTCGATGTGGGATTGAATGTTGTTGCACAGTTTATCAACAATATTGTACCAGCCGTTGTCTATTTCAAATCCGTGGGAATTACGAAAAATCTTCGGATACTTGTCAAAAAGTCGATTGTCGAGTTCGTTTTGCATTGCTGGACTCTCTTATTATTAAGCTTGCACAATGTAGGGCTGGTTCCACTTGCCGATGTTGATGTCAACATACCAGCCCACATCAAAGTAGTCGGTCATTGCATCACTGCGGTTGTGATTTCCAGTGTTCATGGCAGCAAGGGCCTCTGCTAGGAACTTCTTGGCCCGGCCGCTGTAGTGGCTACCGTAGTGGTAGGGGTTAACCTGTTCGGACCCCGAAGTGTTGGGCTTGAAATCTTTTGCAGATTGGTACGGATCCTGACTGCAAGTTTCGTTGCCGTTGCCGATGAAGTCGATAGCTCCGGACTTCAGAGTCAGCGTCAAAGTGGAATGAGTGCGAACACTGAGCGATCCCTTGATACCGTACTTTTTCAGGATAGCCTTGATCTTGGGTGCAATTGCTGCTTTGGTTGCTTGGGTCACATAAGCCATTTCGTACTCCGTTTTGCTACAGTAAAAACATTATAACACGAGTTGAATTTCGTGTCAACCGTAATTCCTTAGCCCCAAACCAATCCAAAACGCTTGGCACACACCGGGCCGTAGCCAACTTGAGTGCTACGATCATCCTTCAAGCCATGATTGCAAAAACTGCAACCTCCTGTGAGCCTGCCGTACTTGCCAGCAGTGCCTGCTGGGTCTTCGCTGAACTCTTTCACCAGCTCACACACTTCTTGCGTGGCGTTACGGGTAGCAAAGAACTCGCCTGTAACATCGATCCGCCCGAAGAACTTGTTCTCGCCAAAGGGCAAGCCGTCTGTGATCATGACTTGCCCGGCATACTTGCTCATCGGGCCAGCACGATTAAACACCACAGCTTGGCCGCCTACAGCTTGCAGCTTGACCTTGATGCGCTTGAGCGTCTTGCCAGCCAGGTCGAACATGTCTTGAATGTTCTTGAAATCCACTGTGACCTGCGCAATAGGAGCCTGCTTGGGAGCAAGGCCACGAGCAGTCAGAGTCTCGACCCAGTGCAATTGTTTTTCACTCAGCCGGCCCCACTGCGCAAAGTTGCCCAACAGGTCGTTTGCGAACTTGGCGTCGCCGTAGCCCAGTGCAGGCAGCACGGCCCGCAGTGCATCCACTGCCGGGACTTGTTCAGGGTTAGCTTGACGCTGCACAGGCTTGCGATAGTTAGCATACATCATTTCTTGCTCCGTTTTGCTACAGTAAAAACATTATAGCACAAGTGCCATTTCGAGTCAACCGTTTGCTCGCACCCGCACATCAGTGTTCAGGTTGGGTGCAAGCTCGCGAATCATTTCGCGTTCAGCAGCATGAGCAGCGGCCTTGCCGCGCAGCACGTCGATCACAAGAACCGCAAAGGCTTCAGTGCCCCGTTTGCGCATAGCTTCGTACAGCAGCCAGCTCTTGTCCTCGCTACGTGAGCGATAGATGTGCTTGTTGAAACGAGTCTGCGCTGACTTCTGCACAGTAGTTTCAGTCTTTGCAGTGACCCCAATGTAGAAGTCGCTGCCCGAAACTAAGGCATACACAATGTGGGTACGATCTGAACGCTTTTTTCTAACCATGTAACCATTATAGCACAGGATGAATTAATGGTCGACCGCTGAACTTTTGGCTCTTACCCCGAAGAACTTCGATCAAGTGCCCAGTATAGCACAGGATGAATTAATTGTCAACCGCTGCGGCGCCGCATTTTTGACGCTTGGCCTGGGTTAACTTGCCAAAGTCCACAGGCCACTCGGTACCGGGCTGCAGCTCAACCGCAGCATTAGGGAATGCAAATTGCACACCTGCTGCTGCTTCAATCTGCGTAACCGGCAAACGGAACTTGGTCAAGTCGTTGCCCAAATTGGGGTACGGAGCCAGGTGCGGGAATGCCCAGCCGGCTATCTCGTTGGTTTGATTGTTGATTACAATCTTGTAAAAACCATTTGGGACCACGACCCCGGAGCCAATTTTCATATTCTTTGCATCGTACACCCCACCCACGTACACCGTGTAGCTTTGATTGCGTTGAACGGCCCAGCCACGAATGCTGGTCTCGAGCAGTTTCCAGATGCCACGATTCAGGGAACCAGCCTGCGGGCTCATGTTGGTCATCAAGAATGATTCAAACTCTACCTGGACATCCCAAGATAGATCTCCGTCCGGTGACATATGACCTTTATCGTAGCCAGTGCCTGCATAGTCAGCAGCAGTGGCCCCTCCTGCGACTGATTGATCGGTGGCAAAAGCATTAGTGCGAGCAACACAACCAAGAGCATTTTGTGGAAGTAGCTCATATGTCACGTATTTAGGCAGCTTGGCTGCTGCATCATACCCTACTAAGTAGGCTTGCCGGCAAATTGGCTGCACGCCTGTTGTCTGTGGGAACCCATACGGAGCATGAACCTTACAAGTTTCCGGATCTTGTGGAGCACGTTGTGTCCAGGCTGTTGCGCCGGGTGTGCCTGTTGCGGCAATGATCGCTACCGCTAACGATATTAGAAATTGTCTCATGCTTGCTGTGCCCTTAAAGTCAAAAGGGTCAGCTGCTGTTTATATGGAATCGATAATTCCGTGGGAATTTAGGTATGCATCTAATCGTGCTTGATAAGAGCTATCCGGAAACATTTCAGCCAACCGTTGTAGCATATTTAGCATGGTGGTGGTTATGGATTTCATGATAGTTAGTACAGCTTGCTTATATGGCGAGCAGCCCGGATCTCTCCCCATGCTGCTAAAAAGTCCCAAATGGCCTTGATTACTGTCTTCATAGTATCCAGCCTTGGCCGCGAGTCATCTTGCGATCGTATTCTTTGACCCAGTATTCCATTTCTATTACCGAGGTCGGCTTTTTACTGAGCACGAACCTATCAAGCTCATTTGAATAACTCGCTGATGAAAAAATTC